TGAAGTGAATATACTCGCTACTTTTTGCCTTTCGATTACCTCTGTTTCATTTTTAAAAACGACTATCTCAATATCGTCGATTATTGCCTTGCTTGAAACACTGTTACCATCAATAATCAAAGAGATCACTTGACTAAATTGCTGTTCAAGTGATCTCTTTAAATTTAAGTTCTTGAAAATACTCACAAGATCTCCTTCAGATATTAGCTGACACCTATATCGTCCGTAAATCTTAATAATGAAACTCTAGGAAGATAAGTCGCCGTCGTGATCGCAGCTTCTTTAGCGACGCCGATTCTTGGATTCGTTGAAACTGTCTTCGTGGCTCTATTCTGAGCTACATCCCAGTAGACAGGATCGCCGACCGCAAAGGCTTGACCAGATCCAGCTGCTTCTTTAGTCATGGCGATTTCGCCGCCATAGCCCACCGTTACAAGCTCGCCACTTACAGCAGGATTCAATGCAACCCCAATTTCTCTTCCATAAAACACAAGCTGCTCCGCAGCGATAGTTGCTGTTGCGACCTCTGTTGTTGTTTTTTCAAATTGATATTTATTATTTTTCATTATTTCTCCTTAGTTATCAGCTTTAACGATTGTGTCCTGAGTATTCACGATCGCATCAAAGTAATCGCTAACTTGGAACACTATCGATTCAGTCGCTTCTTCTAGATAGTTTCTAACCTGACCATTAACGGCACCAGAATATACGAGATATCTCATAGCTGGCTTGCCTGCTAATGGAGATTGAAGCCCATAATAATCAACTGGAAAAGCATCAAGCTCAGGATCAGTCACAAGCTTCGTGCTTAAACCGTTTAATGTATTAAGTAGCTGGAAGCTATTAACAGAACTAGCCTGATTAGCCAGTAATTGACCATAGATGACCTTCGCTAAAGCCGCTTCTAAAGCTACAGGAGCCAAGATTATGTCTAGGCGTGGATTTAAAGTAACCACTTTTTGATCTGCGGTCGTAATAGTATATTTTTTGAAGAATGTTCTGAGAGTAGCTAAACCAGCTTCATCTGCCGTTGCTACTGTTTTACGTGCCGCAACAAACACCTCCGTATTTAATTTTCCATAAAATACATTATTTCTCGTTCTCTGTAAGGCATTGGTAAATTCAGTTAAAACCTCAACAAAAGCACCAAGATCATCATTAATTAACATCTCTTTAGTGATAGCAATTGATTGACCATAGCCTCTAGGTCTCATGGTCTTAGAGCTTTCTGTTAATGTAGTTCTAACAAATTGTCCGCCTTCGTTTCTTTGAATCAAGTTACCTATAAGATCAGTGCCTGTATAAGTTTTTGTTTTTAAAGTCGCCTGCTCGTCCATCTTGCCGATTAACTGATAAGTAGGATTAGCCGCCACTAAAGCATTCTCCAGCAATCTATTAGAGCTGCTCACGAGTAATGAGTTGAAGTCTGAGCTTACATGAGCTAATTGTTCTTTATTTGCTGCGTAAGCTGTTTTTAGAATTTCAAATTCGTTACCTCTTGCGACGCCAAATTTGTTAATCCCTGCACTTCTCAAGAAATCATTTAGTAACTCAGCAAATGAATAGCCAAATAGTTCACGGTCGCAAACATTAGTCGCTAGTCTGTCCTCGATTGCTTTTGCGAGCTTCTCGTTTTTGTTTCTTTCTTGCAGATTTAATGCTACAGCAGGAGCCGCCGCACCAGAGATTATCGGTTCAGCCTTTCTTAATGTCTCAAACATTTCAAGCTTAGCCTTTTCAGGCGTGACTTCTGCGTTATCTAATAAAGTTTCTAATTTAGTGTTATCACTGAAACCTAATTCAGTCGCATAACCTCTTATAGTTTTCTGTCTTTGCAGCTCGCCCTGCAACTTTACATTAGCTGCATTTTCAGCTTCTAGTTTTAATAATCTTAGTTCTTCTTCAGTCATTTTTTTTAATTCCTCGTCATTAGGCTTTACTTCTGAGATTACTGGCTCTGAGCTGTTAAGTAAAGTTTTTTTATAGTTTTTTTCAAAGTCGCTCAGCGACACAACCTTAGCCCCTGCAAGTGCTGGCACAGCAACGAAGCTTAACTCGTAAGGCTTATGCTTAGTAACTTCATATACTGGCCATTCCTCATCCTCATAAGACATCGTTCCGATTTCTTCAGAGTCTAATATCTCCGTACCCACTGAAACACTGTTCCAGTATCCATCCTTAATCTTTCTTAAATTCTCTTGGCCCTCTTCGCTACCCGAATCAATCTTCAGGAGCATAAACTGAGCATCTGCCCTAACCACGCTGCCGATTATTGCATCTATAGTAAATGAAGCATGGTCTCTTAATACTGGGATGCCGTTCCCTAGCCTTGAATAGTCAATCTGGGACTGCGGATTGAATTTTAAAAACTTATATGCATCCTTGCTGTAACTTGAGTTTTCTCGGTCATAACGAAGGATAGTTTCGCTAGTCATGTATTCGACTAAGACCTCATTATCTGCTAATTCCTTGCCAGCTAGAAATATCTCGGCTGCTAGGTTTTCGCCCTTCTTGAAACTAAAGCTTAAATTAATTTTCGACATGGTTTTTTATTCTCCTGTTCCTGATTGGTTTTTATCTCTGCCAAGATCATCAGCTGGATCTCCATCATCGTAGAGTCCTTTAGCTGTTTTGTCTCGTTTATAATCTTCTCTCTCTTTCATAAGCTCTTCGTAAGTAGAATTACTGTATTCAGCGACCGCATCTTTGTAACTTAAGATCCCGAGCCTCATCATTTTCTTGAGAGCTTCAGATTCCTTCACTGGATCAAACATAAACATCGCTTCAAATCTTGGTCTTGGAAGTTTACCTATTTTTAAATCATATTTCACGCTTGCGTGCTTAATTATTTCCTTGAAAATATATCGCAGAAGCCTATACACTACGCCGTTTCTTAACATCTTAGTCCTTTTTAAAAATGGCAACATCGCTCCCCTAAGCGAACTAAAATTAACGCGAGCAAAATTATTAGTTAGTAATGGCTCGGGGACGTGAGTTCCGACTGCTATTAAACGCCCATTGACCTCATGGTACGACTGATATTCATCGGTTTTCGGCTGGGATGGAAATGAAGCTTCAAAACCCTCGCCAAGCTCTAGAACTGTTCCATCTGTTGCCGTGTCAATGCGTGTCCTTTGAGGGTTTAACGGCATTATATCTGGCTTGCCTGAGTTGGGTGCATTGCCAAAAATAGAGCCAAATCCAGCCTTCTTTAAAACCATTGCAAACATGCCGCTAAGCGTCTGCTTTCTAAGCTGGCTCCTGTCGTATTGGTTCAATTGGTCAAGCCTTACTATTACAGGCGTTAATAAAGGCATTGCCAAGCCCTGTGCTGGTCTGTTTTTTAGCGAATAACTTAAATGATGAATCTGCGAAGTTGGTATTTCTATAACTTCCATTTGATTGATTAGGTTTTCACCGTTGGGATGAGCTTTATAAAAGAAATAGCTTACTATCCGCCCTTGAACATCATAGCGAATCCCTTTATCTATATAGCTTCCGTCCTTACTTTGCTGAGTGAAAATATTATCTCTTGCGAGTTGGTCATACTCTATGATCTGAAACGTGCATCCGAACGGCGATCTGTAATCTACACGCTTGCGAATGAAAACATCACCATCCTTGAGCATTAGATATAAACAGTTCCAAATAAACTCATCAAAATTAAATTTATTGTAAAAATCAATCGCTGTTTCTTCTCTAGCCTCGCTGAAAATCTCAGAGAGTGTTTCTCTGTCCTTATCAGAGGCTTCTAACTTAGAAAAATCTAGAGTAATATAGCTCCCGATGGTGTAATCACAATACAGAGTCAAGGCATTGGTCGCAAGCTCGTTATTCTCAGCTAAATATCTTGATCTAGCGATTAAACTCTGCCTGCTGAAGCCGTATTCAGCATTAGGACTTACGTTTACGTTGTACTGCGTTGAAATGCCGTGCTTATAGCTTGCGGAGCCCCCCTCATAACGCAAATTAAAAAGTTTTTTAAGGGTTTTGAACATCTAAAAATAGCCCGTGTCAATTGCTGGATTAAAGACAGCGACACCATTCGATTGATTAGCTTCCTGACTCATCCAATTAGCAAGCTTGATAGCCTCATCAACGCCGTAATTCTCGACTTCCTTATCTCCGTGCTTAACTCGCTTACCGCTCAGAATCTGAGTTTTAAGCTGTGAAACATCGGCATTAGTAAAATTACCGTCTATGTCTGGCATGATTAATCATCGAACGCACTAGGAATGCGGCTCTGACTCCTTACAGGCTCATTATAAGCCTTCTGTTCTGTTATGTCATTTACCTTTACTTCTGGCGAAGCTGGAGCTTTTTGGGCTGCCTCTTCTGCTGGCTCTTCATGCAGGTGCTTGAAATCAGAGATTAAAATATCATGAGCTAACACTGCATAAACCGTGCAATCAAGAACTTCATTTCTGATAAAGCCGTTTTTCTTTTCCCAAATTGGTCTGCCTGAATTTTTTGAATGAACTTTAATTTCACTCGTTAATTGAATGAAGACTTCGTCGTCAACATCAAATGGGAATACTAGCGAACCCTTCTCGCAGACAGCTAATTCATAGCGTGAATATAAATTTTCTTTTGCTTTAAACGTATTTAATCGATGAACTGGCAGTTTCAAAGATCCATTCTCAACAAATGTCTTCCCTAGATAGGTTCTAGGATCATCGTGCTTAGACTCCCCCTTGATGAACTGAAAATTTTGGTTAGAGCCAGCCAAGAACCAAGCATGTGCGATTTTCTCAGCCTGATAACCAACGTCCAAAAAACCTGCGGAGATATGCATCATCCTGAAAGCTACTTGATAAACCTTATTAAAACTCTCTGCTAGAAATGGAACTAAAGTGCCTTGAACATCCTCCCAATTAACGCCCATGACTTTATTACGTTCAACAAAATACTGTTTACCATTTCTATCCCAGCCCCAGACAGTGCATTCTGCCCACGTTTTTTGGAAGTCATACCCTGCGGTAATGTGAGTAATTTCAGTCGGCAGGCGACTTGGAAGATACTCTGTTTTATTTAGCTTGAGCATTTCGATATCAGCCTCTATTACTATTTTGCTGTATGGTAAACCTAGAACAGTATTAGTATAAGTGATTAATTCTGCCTCTTTGCTCTGAGCTTGCTCCCAATCTCTCAAAAGCTTTTCCCAGCTTGAGCCTATGCCCTGCACCGTCATAAACTGGTTATTATGAAATGATCTAAACTTATCTATCCGACTGGGATTCTTGCAAATATATTTTCCAGCTTTGACTATAAAATCTCTGTCTGTCTCCTCAATCACCCCGCCACAGCTAGGACACGCAAACGCATAAAATCCTTGAACGTGATCCATGATTGCATTTTTGGGTTCAAGTTGATGGTAATGATTACAGTGCGGACATGGAACGCTCCAGTATTCCTGCGAGCCTAGCTGGAACTCCCTCCAGACTTTGCACTCGACTTCTTTATCCTCCGATTTTACTGAAGGCGTGCTGGGAATAAGCCTCTTTGAACGCTTATCATAAGTGGATCTTCTTTTTTCGACTAGCTTTACTGGGCAGCCTTGATTTTTAATATTAATAGGTGCGTCCCTAACTTCCTCCAGCACTAGGATCTGGCAGTCAATATTAGACATCGCGGTCACAGACTGCATCGACATGAAACATAAATACGCTTTACCGAAGTTCAGAAGCTTGATAGTATCTTTAGCTTTCTTAGCACCTTTCTCTTCCTTAACCTCGCTAATCATGCCGACTAGCTCAGGCACCTGCTCTAAAATCTTATTTACTCTGACCTCTCTAATCCTTTCTAGTAGCTCATCATTCGCAACGGCATAGCCTATATTCCCAGTTCCTATGACCATATAGAACCCAGTCGCAATCTCACAGAAGGTCGACTTGCCCATCTGAGAGCCGAACATTAAAACTATATCTGTAACCTTAGAATTAAAATCAGCTGAGCGATACGGCTCTATCATGTGCGGCGTTAAGCTTAGATCAAGAGGGCCAGCCCTTGCTCCCCTGAGCCGAACATTAGATTCAGCCCATTCAATCAAGGACATTTTATAGCGAGACAGTTTTATAGAGTTTTTAAAAATCTTGCTAGCGACTTTGCGAGCATTTGCTTTTGAACGTTTATTGTAATCCAGATCAGGATTAACATCTATAAACTCAGAACGTTTCAATCATTTTCTCCTTGAGTTTTTCGACTATTAAACTTGCAGTATCTAGAAGCTGGTCGTAATTTTGGCTTTGACATTTCTCTGCGATCTTGAACGGCAGATCATCTAGCAGCTGAGCTATGCCAGTTACCTTCTCTTTAAACTCTTGCTGTATGTCTTCAATCTTAACAAGCTCGCCAAGAGCCTGAGCTAAGTCGACCCTTGCCTTCTGATTAGCCAGCTCTAATTTCTCAGCCTCTAGAGCCTCCTTGCGGCTTATGGCTATCATTGCAGTGTTAGCTTCTTGCTTTGCTTCTGATCTAACACTCAGCAGCCCTTCGATTTTCAAGTAAGATTTTTGATCTAGAAATTTTCCAGTCGATTCAGAATAAAGTTTAGTAGCTGGATTGCTGCGATCAAGTTTAGTGCTTACATCGATAGCCCAATCTGGGTGCTTGAGATAAGTAACCTTCCCTCCTGAAGCTCGCGGCTCAACTCTCTTTAAATGATCTGGGACTAGATTCATCTTGTCAATCCATCTAGAGCAAGCAGCACGACTGATATCTACAAGCTTGCACGCCTCTTCAAGTGTTAGCCATTTAGCTTGCTTAGATTTTTGACCCATTTTTAATAATATTAGTAAATTAAATAAAGTTTAGCAAGTCGATTTCAAAGCCCTTTATCCATGAGCTTTTAATTCTATTTTATACTTGAAACCCCTTCGGTTAGACCATTTAAGGTATCTCTATTTCTTGAAACCCCGTAGGTAAAACGGTTTTATAAAACTTCTTACAATAGAAATGCCGCAAGGCGGCGGAACCCGCCTTCTTTTTACCCTCAAGTAGAACCTAATAGGGGGGGGTAGGGGGTAATTACATTGTGATACAGCCCAAGACCCAATACCCAAGCCTGTTTCATTATTCAATAAAACATCAATTCATTCAATACCTGCACTGGGATTGGGTTTTAAAATAAAGAAAGTTTACAAAACGCCTGCAACCTGCACTCAGATTAGCTTTGTGAAACCCTGTCTCTGATTGGGTCTGACGTTTGTAATATCTGTAAGAGAAAACGTAAGATTAAAGACCTGCATGGGAAGCCAGATAGAAGGCTCTTTCTTACATATTACATATATATATCTATATAATAATAATAATAATAAGAGAGATATATAATGATAATTACCTCTTCATTTGTTTATATATAAGTGTTTTCGCGTAAGATGCGTAAGATTGTAAGATTTCTTTTGTATTGATCTCCCTGATTGGGTTTTTATCATCTTACAAAAATCTTACAGATCTTACACGGCTAGTATTTATCTTGAATGTTGATTTTAATTGCAACTTTTTGCATACAATTAGCTACTAAAATACTAATAAAATATCCCATTGTTGGGATATTTTATTAACTTTCAGTTGGTTTATGGTGTATTTTTTCAATGAGATATTTTATTAATTAAAATATCCAATCAGTAAAGATATGGTGTATTTCTTTTTAAGTATGCTGCGAGTAGCTATGATATTCTGAGATATGAGATATAAAAGGAGTAAAAATATCATATGGATCTAGTAGATTTTTTTTGCAAAGATGGCGACTCAGACGAGACACAAACGAAGCGAAAATATACCGCAGTAAAGATCGATTCAGAAACCTTTAGCTACCTTAAGTCGGTAGCTGAAAGAAACGGACTGAGGGCTACTTCTTTAGCGAATTTGTTGCTATCAGACTTCGTAGAGAGGATAAAAAAGAAGAAAAAAGCTCCCATCAGTAAGGATGTTCGCGGCGACAATCATTCTAAGTTTTTCGATGATGATGATGATGCAGGCGAATTTGAAGGGGTAATATGACAAAAAAAAGACCTGCGAGGCTGGGGAGCAATGCAGGTCTTTCTGATTATTTTTTACCCGATATTTGTTAAGTTCTGGTAAAATAAAACTTGCCAGCTAATTCAAAACTGGCTGGAGCCTTTTTCTAATTTACGATGTCCCTTAATTGCCCCAGATCTCCCGAGATTCTGGGGTTTTTTATTTTTTATCGTTTGCTAAAAAAGTAAAAATAATTTGTTCTAAAGTTTCAAATTTGCCTTTCAGCTCTGAAATTATCCTAGATGATTCTTTCAGTGGCCCTAATTCTCGTTCTAATCTTTGTTCTAGACTGGTTTTCATGCTATTTATGTCTGTTTTCATTTCGCTTTGTGAGTCTAGAATTTGCTGGAAGTCTCTCCTAATAATCATTTTATGAAAACCCCAAAAAACTAAAGCCGAGACTAAGCCTGTTCTAATCAGCTCCCACGCTGTGACCCCTTGCAAGAAAAAAGTTAAATCCATTATTTTATTTTACCAGCAAAAAAAAGCACTTAGATCAGGTGAGGCGATCTAAGTGCTAAGGTTTCTGTACTCTTAAGATTTTAACAGATTTGCAGGTGGATCTTCATTCTGAAACCTCGACGCGAGAGCTAATCCACTTTTCATCGTCCATCAATAGAGTAAAACCTCCCTTTACACCTTCTATAGCCTTGTAATTACATTGTAATAACAAGTTTTGGACTAAAAAGATGTTCCACGAATCGCCATCTACGACAAACCTAAACTTTCTAGGATATCTACAATATTTAATTTCCCTTAAAACAGGTAAAAGAACGCCAGTAGTACCCCCGATAAACCTATTAATCGTAAATGCTAGAAGGTTAAGCGTTGCGGCTATATCGTGATCAGAAAGATCTGCCTGCATAGCTTCTTCAAGCAAATTAGCTATTAATTTACCCTCAGATAAATCCATTATAAACACCCCTCCACTAGAGCTAGCCCCATAATCAAGCCAGAAAGCCCAAGCCCAAGAAGCAGGGCCACAGTTGCTAAGAACAGTTTTTCATCTCCAAGCTCAGGGCCAGCCATTAAGTTTTCTATAGTTTTTTTAATAATTTCTCGCACGTTCGATCTCCTCTCTCCAGTTTTTAATTTCTTCTTTTAAATTAGCGTAATCATACGTTTCTTCGCCATTATTAATATGCCGACCCCAAATGACAGTTAAGCCAAATTTATATATTATTTCGACATATTCTGTCACTTGCGTGACTTTCTGAACATGCATTGATTTTATTCTGGGGTCGCGTAAAGCGAATTCAATCAACCATTTATGAAAATCCAGTCTAGTCATCTTCTGGCTCCTTAATTAAGTCGCTGACCGTGTGGCCAGCTCTGATAAAGTTCATAATCAGAGCTGCGATAAAATAATCTTGGGTCACTGGCCCTCTAATTCTATTTAGAAGCTCGACTGTTGCTGGCTTTAGCCTAATATTAGATGTTGGTTTTCTCAACTTTTACTCCTCTTTTGTTTAATTCAAATCCAACGTTCAGATCCGCCCAAATTTGCGGCAGTCTTACAGGACTAGCCGTGATTTTAATATCGTAATCTTCTTGATGATAAGAGCTGCGGATCTCGTTTCCAAATTCATCAAAGCACCCAGAATCAGATCTGGCTATTGTGTGATTGCTAACTCTAACCGTTTTACCTTTAATCTCAAAGTAAAACGACTCTCTAGAATTTGAGCTTTTAATCTCAGGATGATCCGCTAAAAAATATTCTAGCTCTTTAATTTTTGCCGCATATTCAGCGGCTTTCTCTTTACTTGGTCTCCATTTTGGCATAATTTTTATCCTCATCGTTAAGCCCAGTTCGAGCTTCTGTAATACCTTTCTTGTCTTAATTTATCGACCGAGAAACTTCCTATGCTTTCTTGAGCTTCTTTTTTCGTTTCAAAGAACTCGCCATGCTCCCCATGTTCTAATAAAGCCTGCTCTATGTAGATAGAACGAAAATCAGACCAAGTCGGCTCGTAAACCCACAATCTATATTTCATTTTACTTTTGCCAGAAGCTCCTAGTTTCTGAATCTGCTCCCAACCTAAGCTATCTATTGTTTCTTGAATTTTATCTTTAATTGTTTTCATAGTTTCCTCCTTAATCGTTCATGCAAACAAAATAATAATTACCTTCTTTTTCGATCTGAGCTTTTTTCTTAGCCTGCAAAACTGCAGAAAAAAGCTTATTAGCTTCTTCTTCAGTTTCCAGCTGTAGCAAAACTTCTCCAAATAAAAAAGTGCAATCTATGATGTTTATATCTAAGTTTTTATTAAGTGTATTGATTAGTGCTTGTTCTCTCATGTAATTAATATACCAAAATAGTGCATACACTTGCACGCACTATTTATTAATTTTATTTAATTTACTAAAATTGATAATTGGGCTTAAAAGAACTTGGGAGAAATAAACAAAATGAAAAAAATAATAATTGCAGCGAGCTTACTAATCTGTAACAGCGTTTCGGCTGATATGTACCAGATTCAGGATTCACAGAATCGCCTAAACCAGCTTACAATACTGGAACCAAAATATAAATTAGCTAAAGAAAAGGCCATAAATTCGCATAGAGATATCTGCCACGCTATCAGCGACTTAGAAAAAAGCATAAGTGCGGCCAAGAGAGCAGACAGATCAGAGAATAGGGCCAGTGATACGACTATTGATTTTAAGCTCTATCACCCGACCGAATACATTGCTGAAGGATCTCGCAGAGCTGGAATAACGTATTATGGGAGTGCTAAATAATGTTAAGTTATGCTGGCATGAGCAAGCTAATCGCTTTGCTAATCACTTTAGAAGGCTTTTCAGCCTGTGCTTACTGGGACGTCTCTCAATATTCAATAGGCTACGGCACCAGAGCTAATAGCAAGTATGAATGCATTGATAAGAATGCAGGTAAATCTAGATTAATTAACCATTTGCAGGGAGACATTAAATTCATAAAAAGCGTATTTTCAGCTAAAAATAGTAAGCCAGAGGAGACAGAGATCATCGGACTCGCTAGCTATTGCTATAACATGGGTCACAACGGATGCAAGAAGGCTGTTCAGCTTGCCGCGAATGACGAACATCGGGCCGCCAGCTGGGTAATGCGACAAGAAATTAAAAAAGGCTCAGGCTA